TATTATTAGACGAAGGCGATGAAATCAGAGTACAGTCAGAGACAGGTTCTACAACAACTTGTATTATCACTGTAGAAATAGAACAACGCAGTACCGTACAACAGTTTAACTAAGGAGTAGTAATGCCACTCGCTAAAGGTAAGTCACAGAAGACAATCAGTAAGAACATTTCTAAGATGGTCAAAGAAGGAAGACCACAGAAGCAAGCAGTAGCAATCGCATTACAAACAGCTAAAGTTCCTAAACCCAAGAAGAAAGGTAAGTAATATGCCAATGGTAAAAGACAAGAAGTTCCCCTATACAACTAAGGGTAAGAAGCAAGCTAAGCAATATGCTAAGAAGACTGGTGCTAAAGTAGTTGCTAAGCCCATGAAGAAGATGGGAGCTATGCGTGGCTACTAAGCCTGGCTTGTATGCCAACATCGCAGCTAAGCGTCGTCGTATCGCTGCAGGATCAGGCGAGAAGATGCGTAAGGTAGGGGCTAAGGGTGCTCCTACTGCTAAAGCTTTTAAGGAAGCTGCTAAGACAGCTAAGAAGAAATGATTAAGAAGGGTAAAGAAACCTTTGCTGGGTACAATAAGCCTAAACGTACTCCAGGACACCCTACTAAATCCCATGCTGTATTGGCTAAGTCTGGAGATACCGAGAAGCTTATTCGTTTTGGTCAACAAGGTGTAAGCGGAGCAGGTTCAAGCCCTAAGACACCAGCTCAGAAAGCTAGACAGAAGAGCTTCAAAGCTCGACATGCTGCGAATATTGCTAAAGGTAAGCTTTCTGCTGCGTATTGGGCTGATAAAGTTAAGTGGTAGGGTATTGACTTTTAATCAATTTTATGGTATAATATAGAGATATGAACTACATTCAACTAGTAAATGACGTACTGATACGGCTTCGTGAGCCTGAGGCTTCCTCAGTCTCTGATAATGCCTATGTTAAACTTATCGCTAGATATGTCAATGATTCTAAAAGAGTCGTAGAAGACTCCTACAACTGGAATGCCTTGTCTGATACCTTATCTGCTACGACTACAGCCGATGTATTTAACTACGTTCTAGTTGGCTCAGGACAAAGATTCAGAGTTATTGATGTCATCAACGATACTCAGAATACATTCGTAGAACTAGCCTCTACTAAGTGGATGGATCAGCAGTTCTTAATGACTACTCCTCAGAAGGGGTCTCCTGCGTACTATAACTTTAACGGTACTAACTCCAACGGAGATACTCAGGTAGACTTATATCCTATTCCTAATGGTGCGTATAACCTTCGTTTTAACATTATTAAACCACAAGTACCCTTAGCAGTGAATGCTGATGTGCTTTTAGTTCCTGATGAACCTGTAATCCTAGGTGCTCTTGCAAGGGCTCAGGCAGAGCGTGGTGAGGACGGAGGAGTTCAGGCTGGGGAGACATATCAACTCATGCGTCAGAGCCTAGCAGACGCTATAGCACTTGAATCAGGACGGTATTTAGAAGAACAAGAGTGGGTCTGGAACTAATGGCTAGTCCACTACAAACAGCTTCAGTAGCAGCTCCTGGGTTCTACGGATTAAACACTCAGGAGAGCAGTGTTACTCTGTCTTCGGGATATGCTCTGAAGGCACAGAATTGTGTGATTGATAAGTATGGTCGTATCGGTGCTCGTCGTGGATGGACACCAGTAAACACTGCAGTTAACACAGATTTAGGTTCTGGTAATCCAGTGGAGTTTATCTTTGAAGTAGTCACTGGTGGTGGCACAGATGTGCTGAGTGCTGGTAATAATAAGTTATTCGTAGGAACTACTACGATGACTACTAAGACAGTTCGTAATGCTACTAACAGTGGTAATGCAACATATACGATTACTGCTAATGACTGGCAAGGTGCTGCTCTGTCTTATGGCGATGTGAGCGACTTCCAGCCTCATGTGTACATGGCACAAGCTTCTCATCCTATGCTAGTATATCATGAGTTACCTGTTTCTGGTAATCCTTTTAATTCACATGATAGTGGTACATTCGGTTATCAGCGTGTAGGAGATGCTGCTGCATTACCTTCTAACCATACTACTTCAACCTTTATGCCTAGCTGGGTGTTGTCTGCTTATGGTAGGATCTGGTGTGGTGGTATCAGTGGAGATACACAGACAGTTTATTTTAGTGATCTCTTAGCTGGTACAGACTTTCAGAATGGATCTGCTGGTTACTTAAATCTACAAGAAGTATTACCGAATGGTGATCCTGTAGTCGCTGCTGCAGCACATAATGGATATATTATATTCTTTGGTAAGAAGAACACAGCTATCTATGCTAATCCCTTAGATACTGGTGCATTAACATTAGTAGAAGTATTAAACAACGTAGGATGTATTGCTCGTGATTCAGTTCAAAGCTTAGGTACAGATGTAATATTCTTATCTGACGCAGGAGTTCGTAGTCTACAGCGAGTCATCCAAGAGAAGTCACTACCAATGCGTGATATCTCTAAGAATGTTCGTGATGACTTAATGGCTGCTGTAGCTTCTGAGACAGATTTAACTAAGATTAAGAGTATCTACTTCGAGCGTGATGCTATTTATTTACTAACGCTTCCTGCTACTAAGTTTGTATACTGCTTTGACACCAGAGCTGCACTACAAGATGGAGCTATGCGTGTAACTATTTGGGATAGTATTGAGCCTAAGGCTTTCTGCGTAACACAAGATAGAAATTTATTTATAGGTAAACCTGGATATATTGGTAAATACTTTGGACATGCTGACAACACTTCTTCATATCGTTTACAGTACTATACTAATTACTTTGATTTTGATGCTGCTACTTCTTTAAAGATATTGAAGAAGATTGGCTGGGTATTGATTGGCGGTACTAACCAGGCAGTAGCTATTAAGTGGGGCTTTGATTACAGCGAAGGATATCAAGCTACTACTTATACATTAGAGACTGCTGTAGTATATGAATATAATAACTCCACTGTTGATACTATACCAGGATCTACAGAGTATAACATTGCTGAATATACCTCAGGTATTGTTTTAGATCGCTTCTCTATTAATGCAGGTGGTCAAGGAACTGTACTTCAACTAGGCTTAGAAGCAGACATTAATGGTAATCCTCTGTCTATTCAGAAAATTGACGTAGGAATTAAAAAAGGAAAGACTTTAATCTAAGGAACTGATATGAGTAACTATACAAAAGCAACTAACTTTACAGCAAAGGATACTCTACCTACAGGTAACTCTGGAAAGATTGTTAAAGGCACAGAGATTGATACTGAGTTAACTGCTGTAGCTTCTGCTATTTCTTCTAAGGCAGACTTAAATAGTCCTGCTCTGACAGGGACTCCTACTGCTCCTACGGCTTCTGCTGGTACAAATACAACACAGGTAGCAACTACTGCTTTTGTAATAGCGAATGCTATTCCTAGTGGTCTTATCTCTATGTGGTCTGGTACTATCGCCAGCATCCCTACAGGCTGGGTACTGTGTAACGGTTCTAACAGCACTCCTGATCTTCGTAACAGGTTTATTATTGGTGCTCATAGCGACACTGCTGGTGTAGCATACTCCACAGTAACTGGTTCTAATACACAGACTGGTGGTACTAAAGATGCTATTAACGTAAGCCATACACATACTGCAACAACAACAGCAACTGATTCAGGTCACTCACATACCATTAAAGACGGTGAAGTTAATACTCGTACTAATCCATATTTTAACTGGGTGGGTACTGGTGGTGCTTCTGTCGGTGTTAACGGTGCAAGTACAAACTCAAGCACAGCAAACATCACTGCAAGTACGTCTATTAGTACAGAGGGTTCTAGCGGTACAAATCAGAACTTGCCTCCATACTACGCACTAGCGTTCATTATGAAGACCTAATATGAAAGTACCTGTAGTCTTAAGAGACGACTACACCATGTACTTAGAGTTACACGATGCAGCATTGTGGTTTCATACAGATGTACATAAGTGGTCGCAGGAAGTAAAGAAGAAGTACTTAGAAGATTTAAACTTACTGCAGTATCTTACTAATGTTCCTCTGTTAGCGTTAGTAGAAGAAGAGAATACTAAGCTTGCTAAGTTTGGTAAACTAACAGGATGGGAAGTATTAAAATCTATAGAAGTTAACGACAAGAAATACTATATTTTTATTAGGAGCAAACCGTGGGTAATATAGTTAGTGCAGTATTAG